GCTTGCTTCCAGCGCTTGGGTACCTTGGCTAGGTTGGTGTAACCCAAGGTGTAGTCAACGTAGACCCCACCTGAAGGCTGACCCAGGAGAAGGCGAGGCCAATCGTTGTTCCCGGGTTTCAGGACTATCTTAGACAAAGGAGATGACTGTAAGGCAGGAGCATAGATTGTCGAGTCGACGACCTGCACATCCCCACTGGTGTCGAGGTAGTTGACTGAAACTACTCCAGTTACTGGTTTTCCTGGGAGCAAGATAGACCCGTAAGGGGTACCTGACCACGGCCACTTTTCTAGTCTCCAGCGCATCGGGAAGTGGTCCAAGGTCAGGCGATTGGTCTGAGCTAGGTAGGCGACCTGGTAGTTCTGTTCGATGTACTCGACTGCACCTGTGATCAGGTCCTGGATGTAAGCGTCCTCTTCGGTGTTGTCAACACGCAGGTGCATCTTGACATCCTCTAAGAAGACAGGATCTGAGATGGGTTCAACAGTACGAGTGACCGACCACCTCATGATTCCCGGGGGAGGTGGAGTCAACCAAGGTAGGGTTGCTGGGTTCCAGTCCCACGACGACCACCAGGCGTATTCTCCCGACTCGAACCAGTCGCCCACGGGGTCTCCTTACTGGTTGTTCGTTACGTGGGACTCAACGTCAGCCTTAGTGACCTGCCCACCTCGGCCGGTTCCCTGGACCTCGGAGATATCGACTCCTAAGGTCTGGGCATGCTCGACAGCACCTGGAGTAGCAACGACCCCTGATGCGTCGGTAGTTCCATCTGTGTTCTCGGTCTCGTCCTCAGACCCACCTTGGGAACCAGTCTCTTCGGTTCTCTCCGGTTCCTCGTCTTCGTCCGAGGTCTTGTCGTCAGACTTCTCAGCCGCAATCTGCGAGTTCCTCGCAGCGTCACCCTTGACGTCTTCTTGGCGTCTAACTTCCTCTCGCGGGTCCTGGGGACCAGGCTGACTTTCCCTCTGGGCCTTCTCGGCATCGGTGAGGCCGGGTGAGGTATCGACCTCACCCACCTCGTGGCCGTCAGCAAGACGATCCCCGATGCGGTTGTCAGAGACAGTGGCCGGAGGATCTCCGATCCGGTTGTCACTGATCATGACTTAAGCAGGAGCAGAAAGGCCCTTACCCGAGACGACGGCGAAGGCGTTCGGGTACCGGGCTGCAGTGAATCCGAACCTCTCCTCAGCGCGGATCCAGACCTGGTTGTACTCCCAGGACTCACCCGCAACGTCGGTCGTGTCAACGGTCACGTCCTGACGCTGGAACCAGTGGGCCTCCTGCCAGGCGCCGACGATGATCACGTCCTGGTCGGAGTTGCCCGAGACTCCGTAGTTGGAGTCGGTCGGGATGTTGGTCGAGGTCCCGATCGGAAGGCCGAAGAGGTCGTACGGAGGGGTGTTGATCGCGGTCGACATCGAGTTGACCGTCTGCATCGCGGGATCGAAGTTGGGCTGGCGGAAGGTCCCGTTCCGGTTGAACAGGTAGTTGTTGTTCATGTCCTTACCCTGCAGGAGCCACCCGAGGCGCCGGGGGTGCATCAGACACCCGTTCGGGGGAGCGTAGTAGGACGAGGTGACGGCTACGACCGCGTTCAGGATCTGATCGATCACATCCTGCTGCGTAGCCGAGGCAGCAACCGTTCCGACAACCGAATCACTGGCCGTCTGCGGGGTGATGGCCAGACCAGAAGTGCCTAGGATGCCCAGGGGTTCTGAGGACCCAGACCCATTGATGACCTTGCCCTCTTCCAAGTTGCCCAAGAGAGTTCCGAGTTCTCGGGTGGACAGGTCAAGGACGGTCGGGGACGAGTCCATGACCAACTGCTTCGACTGCTTCGAGATGCCGGCCGCAGTGAAGATGGCCACTGAGATCTGGGCGTAGGACTGGTCTGCGCTGGGCTTCTGCACGTTTTCACCGATCATGGTGACCGAAGCAGAACCCGATCCCTTAGGGATGTAGACCTGGTTCGACTCGACTGGATGGACGTTCATCCACCCATAGGCGCGAAGGGCGTTTCCCTGGCGACGAGTTTCAGCGAACAGGTCCTGGAGGTACTGAGGAACGACCAGGTATCCACCACTCGAACCAGTTCCCTCAGCGAGAGCAGCCTGGTGAAGGTCGGGGATCGACTTGACTGCCCTCTCGGTGTACATGACCCGAGCCTTGTCAGCCCGCATCCTTTCACCCAGGGTCTGCATGCGACCCGAAGCAGTCATCGACCGCCCGTCAGAGGTAGGAGGAGCGATGCGGTACATCTCAGAAGAGGCAGTCCTCTTCTCCTCCGAAGCCTTCTCGTTCTCGAACTCACCTAGGACCTCGTCGAGGCGAGCCTTCTCGAGAGAAGTTCTCTCGGTGTGGGCTTCCTGAGCGAGTTTGCGGGCGTCGTCGAACTGCTTCCGAAGCTTCATCGCTTCCTCGGCAGAACTGACGTTGTTCTTGGCGATCTTGATCTGCTCGATCAAGGTCCTCGCCTTCTCAGCTTTCTCCTGCCAAGGCTCCATCAGTACATCCTCTGTTCCTAAAGTTTAGGCCTGCGACTACGACGATAACACGAGACGGAAGAGTGGACTTAGCCTAGGTCGACGAGACCCCACTCAGGCTGGACACCCGACCTGACATTCTTGAACCTGGGCTCAGCAGCTAGGACCTCTGACCATACTGATGGTTGGTTCCCGACTGGGCCTCGCTGGGTGAGTGCCTCGAGTTCTGAAAGAACGAGGTCGGGATCGATATCTGAGGCAGCCGGGGCCTTGGAATGGACGTGTCCGTCCTTCTCCTTCGATCCGTCTTCACCGTGCATCGCGTTGTGAGCCTTGACTGGGTTGTCAGGGATGTCAGCGCGAGCCATCCCATGACCACTAGGTTTCGCGGTCATCAGATGCTTGACCGCGGTCGCAGGCTTGGTCGGCATCGGACCTGCGTTGACTGGTGCGTCATCGTCGGTATTGCCAGGAGCATCAGGCTGGGCAGCGGCTGCCTTCTTGTCAGACACGTCGATGCCCATCGCCTTCGCGTGCTTCTCGATATGGGCGAGAGCAGATGCCTTGGCCGATTCTGGGACGTTCGACTGGGGGATGCGGGCGAGTGCGTTGCGCACATGCGCCTCATCCGGTTTCCCTGTGTCATCGTGGTGGGGGAAGTGCCGCAACGAGCGGGGAGTGGTCTTTCCAGAAGAGTCTGCCTTTCCCCCAGGCGTGATGTAGGCGAAAGCGCTGTCAGGGAGGTTGTTGACGTAGGCGCTCGACCAGACGGCAGCGAGGTCACCCAGTTGGGCGACCGACTCGGCCATCATCTGCTGTCGAGTCACGTAGTCAGGGATCGACGCGTCCTCGCGGATCCGCATGACATCAGCGAGGATGGTCGCTGCTCCCCCGACCAGATCCAAGAGTGACCGGTCAGAGATGTCCATTCCCTCGACAACAGAAGTTTGGACGTCGTCCCGCCCGACCAACTTCAGACCACACTGGTCGCAGAAAGAAGCATCGGGTTCGTTGTACTTCTGGCACTGCGGGCACTTGACGTTCTCGCCCGGTCCCTTGGAGTAGGCCTCAGGCTCGTAGGCAGTACTGCCTAGGTCAGATCCTGGGGGAGCGACTTCATCGCTCGACATGAAGAAGAAGTGGGGATCAGACTCCCTCGCGACTTCGCGCATCGACTCGATGTACCCCCGGTCAGTGCCTAGAAGAGAGGCAACTGAGATCAGTGCCTGCGGGTTAGCCGGAATCGGGGTGATCGAGTTCTCTAGGATCTCACCCTTCCCGAAGTAGGTGATGTCTTCTGCCTTCTCGATACCCATCGCCCAGCACTGTTCAGCGAAGTCAGGATCTGCACGCTCGAGTGCTCCCGACCCGTTGTAGCGCTGGTCAGACAACCATCCGATCGAAGTAGCAGGGACTGCTCCATCATGGATGAGTTCCTCGAGTTCAGCGGCTGCCGGGCCGTTACTGAGTGTCGAGGAGTGCAGAACCTGGTCTCCCTGCTTCTTGAGGGCAGAGATTCCGATCGGGCGAGTGTCGTCGTGGTAGGCGAGTAGTGGGACTTGGGGTGGGAGTGAGGCGAAGGCTCCAGGCAAGAACACCCTGCCCATGCGATCGGTGTTTCCGATTGAAGTCGCTACCCCAGAGAACTGGTACTTCCCGTTGACCTTGGCTACCTGAGTTGCCTTGACTACACCCCTGATAACCTCGAGGTGCCCTACATGGGCAGTGTACCGTCCCATCGTCTGTCTCCTCAATTTATCAGGTTTCTACCGACCATTGGACGAATTCTGGGGGAGACGACTAGCCGTATCCCCAGGTGGACCCAAGAGCCTGTACCGGGATGAGTTGTCTTCTGGGGGAGGAACTTGCTTCGGGTTAGGAGGAGACTCTGGGGCAGGCGAGTTCCCAGGAGTCCCCTCCGAACCCGGAGGTTCCATCGGTACAGCAGACATCTGCTGCAGTGGAACTTGAGGTGTATCACCCCAGGCAACTGGAGGCAGTCCCTGTTCGGCTCGAAACTCGTTGATCGTCTTGGCCTGGACGAGCATGAGTTTGACCCCTCGCTCGACGACCGCGTCCCTGCTATCCTGCAACTCGTCGATTCCGGTCAAGTCAAGAGCGACCTTGATCGGGGTCTCAGGGAAGTCAGGGGCGAACTGAAGTGTCATCTCGTCACAGGCGAGGATCCATTTGGGCAAGATTCCCTGCTGCATGAACATGGCCTGTTCTGCAGCAGCATTGGCATAAGTTTCGTGAGTTAACTTGAAGGCAGCAGCAGGCGGGACTCCAAACCCTCTCAGAATGTCGTCTTGGGAATCTGACCTGAGTTCAGAGTAGGTCAATTCTTGGTTAGATTGACCGACTTTGAAGTATTTAGAGTTCTGGCCCCCGATAAAGCGAGTCTTCCCGGGTTGAGACTGGGTTTCCCACTCACTCTTCCATTCTGCGAACTCAGAAACACTCAAGTTGTCGATGACCAGGTAGCCTGGGAGTGCAGTGTCGTTCCGAAGCAACTCCCGGTTGAACTGGGATCCAGCAGTATCTGTCTCGGCCGGGAGGCCGGCGACTAGAGCAGGAGCGATCCCATCGTATACCCGGTCGACATGAGGAAAGCGCAGATACAGTAGGTTCTCAGGCAGGATCGGGACCTGGTTGCCTGCCCGGTCGGTGTAGACGAAGCCGAGTAGTTCGTCATCCTGGTTGCCGACCACGGTGACCCGTTGGG